GAACGACAAGACCTCGGGCGGCATCTACAAGCCCGAGGTCACCAAGCTGCGCGACCTGCAGGAAGGTAACCGCGGCGTGCTCATCAGCGCTGGGCTCACGGCCATGGACCGGCTCATGAGTCACGGCATCGAGATCGGCGACGTCGTCATCACGAACAAGAACGTGCCCTTCGCCCGCCGCTGCGAGACCATCAGCAACCGGGCCCTGCACTACCTCGTGATGCGCGACGGCGACCTCGCCGGCAGTGAATCACTGATGGAGCGCATCCGCGCGGGCAAGCAGCGCATTACGGATGCCGCGGGCGACGGCAGCTACCAGCACCAGGTCGCCACCGTTCGCGAAGACGGGACGCTCGACACTGGGAAGAAGCAAAGCGTCTGGGTCGCGGATACATGGTAGCCAAACCCTGCATCGAGTGGCACATGGCCAAGGTCCGTGGCTATGGCGTCTACGGCAAGCGCGGGGTGGGTCGGGCCTACGTTCACCGGATGGTGTGCGAGTTCTTCCACGGGCCGCCGCCGCCGGATAAGCCGATGGCGTTGCACTCGTGCGACAACCCCGCCTGTTACGAGCCAAGCCACCTGCGATGGGGGTCGGCGCAGGACAACTCCGATGATGCCGTCGCGCGCAGACGAACGGCAGCGGGCGACCGCAACGGTTCACGGAAGCACCCGGAGTCGCGGCCACGCGGGAGTCGGCACGCGGGAGCCAAGTTCACCGAGCAGCAGGTCGTGTACGTCCGTCAGCAACTGACGACGGGGCGCACGCAACAGAGTCTCGCCGACGAGTTCGGCGTTCGGCAGCAAGCTATTTCGTGGCTCAAGTCCGGGAAGACTTGGACCCACATCGATGGAGCAGCGTAATGGCAGCGGATTATATGCAGGGTGACGCCGACCACGCGGTCGCGGTCCCATTCAGTGACGATGACACCGGCAGCAAGGTCGAGGACCTCACCGAGGACGAGGATTCACCGAGTGCGACTGCCGAAGAGCGCATCACGCGCAAGCAGAAGCGCTCGGAGCGGATCAAGCGGCTCCTCGACGAGGGCAAGCAGAGCAAAGACGAGCTGACCCAGCTCCGGAGCGAGCAGTCGTCCTTGCGCGAAGAGCTGGCCGAGCTCCGGGGGCGGCTCTCGGCTCAGCCCGCGCAGCAGGGCGCCCCGACCAAAGACCGCTACGAGGCGGCGCTCGACGAGGTCTACGAGAAGCAGACCGAGGCCTACAACGCAGCCCAGGCCGAGATCAAGGCGGGCACCTGGACGCCCGAGCGCCAGCGGCACTACGAGAAGATTGCGCGCGACGTCGAGAGCGCCAAGAGCCGCATTCACACCGCCCGCGAGATCGACAGCCGCAGCCAGTCGGCACGCGCCGAGCAGGCTCAGCAGGTCTGGGCCCATAAGTACCCGGAGGTCTACGGCGACCCGCGTGCCTACCAGTACGCGGAGGCGACCTTTCGCCGCCGGCAAGCCCTGCTCGGCAGGAACGAGCCCGTCACCAACGAGCTGATCGACGAGGTCATGGCCGAGACGATGACCACCCTCAAGCTCGGCAAGCGCAGCTCGGCGCCGACCGCGAGCGACAAGTCCCGCCTGAGCGGCATCTCGGCGAGCGGCAACGGCGGCGGAGGCCGAGGCGGCGACAGCGGCGTGCAGATGACCCCGCAGCTCCGGCGCATGGCCATCGCTGCCTACAGCGACTTACCCGAGGCGGAAGCCGTGAAGCGCTGGGTGAATCGCGAAGGGAAAAGCCTGCGCGCGAAGAAGGTGCTGTAGATGGAGCGCTTCTGGGCGAAGGTGGGCAGAGGTGGCCCCAGCCAGTGCTGGGAATGGTCCGCCGGGCGAATGGTGCAGGGCTACGGGGTCTTTAAGCTCAAGAACCCAAGGCGCAACGAGCTGGCTCATCGCCTAGCTTGGGCCCTCACCAATGGCCCCATCCCGCCCGGGAAGCACGTCTGCCACCGGTGCGACAACCCAGCGTGCTGCAACCCCGCCCATCTCTTCCTCGGGACTCACGCCGAGAACATGGCGGACAAGGTCGCGAAGCGCCGCCACAGCCATGGGGAGACGGCGACGCAGGCGAAGGTCAAGCCCAGCGACGTGGCGTTCATCCGAGAAGCCGTCGCGACGAGGAGCTTCAGGCAGCGCGAGCTGGCGGCGCTGTTCGCCCTCTCCGAGGGCCAGATTAGCCGCATCGTCCGGCGCGTGCAGTGGGTTCACTTATAGGTTCGGACTATCAGACTTGACTCTCTGATAGTCCTCTGCTTCATTTGTCAGCGTTCGCATCGGCGGCCGTCACCCACGACGCGCTCGTCTGGACCAAGTGGGCCAGGCGGAGCATTCGTTGGCAGACGAGACGGTAGCGCAGGCATCGGGTGGCAAGCGGCTTCGGCGTGAGGATCCTCCTCCGCGCCCCGTCGAGCAGACGGCAAACCGCGGCTATCTCGAGGGGCGAGACGCGAGCAAGCATTACGTTTGGGTGAGTGAGGTCAACGACCCCACCATCAACGTCGGCTACTACAAGAGCCAGGGCTACAAGATCGCCCAGTACGATCCGAGCGAGGCACGGCCCAACCTCGGCTGGCAAGAGTACCAGCAAGGCGACCCCATCAAATCGATGGGCATGGTCCTGATGGAGATCCCGAAAGAGCGCAAGGACGAGCTCGATCGCGTGGGTCCCGATGGCCAGGGCGGATGGGACAAGGCCACTCGCATCGAGGAGGTCATTCGAAACCGCGAGGTTGACCCGCTCTCCGACGAGGAGAAGCGCGCGTTCCGCGGAATCAAGAGCGTACGCACCGAGCAGGACGACCGCCGCAAGTGGGAGTTCTGACCAACCGCGTCAGTGACCTTTTTTAAGGATCGAGACACATGGCAAACCAGCATCGTTACGGCATCCGCTTCGTCCGCAGCATCAGCGGCAACGACACGCCGCAAATCTTCACCTACCCGATCGCGACGGCCTATGCGCCCGTGACGGTGTTCGGCGCAGGCACGGCCTGTAACCTCAACATCGGCGACCCGGTGCGCCTGCTCGAGGACGGCACAATCGCGCTGGTCCAGGCTGGGCAGGACGTCACTGCCGACAACAGCGACTCCGACGACTACGCCTTCGGCGTCATCGTGGGCTTCCCGCGCGTGATTGTCGGCGGCTCGCCGCGCCCCGGTAGCTTCTACACCTCCGGCACCGCGTACACGGGCGGCATCGGCAGCGACAACGCGCCACTCGTCTCCGTTATCCCGGTCGAGGGCAACATCTTCGAGATCGACTCTGCGGCGGCCCCGAGCCCCGCGACGCTCTCGGGCGCGATGACCTACGTCGGCATGACCGCGACGCTGACCTACACGGTGCTCTCGTCGGGCATCGGGCAGCCCAAGGCCAACCCCCTGCTCGACCTGTCGACGGCGGCGGCGGGCGGCGCGAAACAGCTGCAGTTCGTGATCACCGGGCTCGGCAAGAGCGCCTACACGGCCGACTTCACCTCGGCCAACGTGCCCTTCCAGGTGATGTGGAGTGCCAAGCAGCTGCAAGCAGCGCCTGACGCCGGCATCTACGGCGCGAACCTCGAATAAGGACCCCACGTCATGAGTGAGATTTTCACCAGTACCGCAGCCCTCGCGCTCAAAGAAACGCTCGAGGGCATCGACACCGACGAGCATGGCTCGGAGGGGTCCAAGGCCGTCTTCACGAAGTGGATGAACGTGAAGAACATGGAGGACAACTACATCGAGTTCTACGAGGTAGCTGGCTCCGGTTTGGCGGGCGAGAAGCCCGAGGGCGAGAGCATCCCGGTCGGGACGATCTACGAGGGGCCGCTGACGCGCTTCAACGCGCGCACCTACGGCCAGCGCATGATCGTCTCGGACGAGGCCCTCGAAGATCTCAAGTACGACAAGGTCATCATGGCAGCGAAGCGGAACAACCGCTCGCTGTGGAAGCTCGCCGACTTCGACGCGACGCTGGTCTTGGTCCGCGCGACCAGCACCTCGTTCGTCGGCGGCGACGGCAAGCCGCTCGCCAGCACCTCGCACGTGCTGCCGGGCGGCGGCACCTACTCCAACATGCTGGCGACGGCCATGTCGCCGAGCAAGGCGTCGCTCGTCATCGCGCAGGCCCAGCTCATGCAGCAGGTCGGGCACGACGGGCTCATCGACGGCGTGGAAGCGAAGAAGGCCGTGTTTCCCGTGCAACAGTGGGGCGTCTGGCGCGAGATCCTCGGCAGCACGAACGACCCGACCCCGGGCGCGTTCAACGCGATCAACCCCATCAATCGCGACCTCAACATCACCCCGGTGCCGGTCAAGTACTGGACCAACACCACGACCAACTGGGCGCTCATCACCGACGCCGACCTCGGCCTGATGTGGTTCTGGCGGCGCAAGCCCAAGAGCAACACGTGGGTCACCGAGGACAAGACGATGATGAACTACGCCATCACGGCGCGGTGGTCTCGCGGCTGGGTCAACCCCCGCTCGGTCCTCTTCAGCGATTCGTGAAAGGTAGCCATGGCCAAGACCACCAAGCCTCCAAAGCCGGCGCCGGCTCCTTTCCCGCCCAAGGGTAAGAAGAAGGGCAAGGGCTGCTAATGCCGGCACCTTTCTTCCAAGCCTTCGACTCCATCGGCACCCCCGACGGGACCTGGATCAAGCCCGGCGGGCGTGTGGCGGCATACGTCCGCAGCACGGGCGCCGTGGACGGCGACGACCTGTTCGCCAGCTCGGGCGGCCTCGTCTCCACCATCGCGGCGGGCGTAGCGCGCTGCCGCTCCGGGCAGAACGACATCGTGTACGTGCTGCCGGGCCACACCGAGACCATCACCGCCGGGCTCTTCACGGCGGTGGCGGGCGCGCAGATTATCGGTTGCGGGCAGCCCCGGGCAGCCAACGCCCCGAACGTCACGCTGAGCGGCACGGCAGCGACCATCGCGCTCAGCGCGGCCAACATGACCATCGCCGGGCTGAACATCAACAGCGCCACGGCGGCGGTCACCGGCGCCATCGTGGTCACGGCGGCAGGGGTCACCCTGGCGAACAACTTCATCAACTTTACCGGCGCGCTGGCGGCCAACGTGGCCCTGCAGATTACGGGCGCCGCCAGTTGCTCGGTCACGAACAACGTCTTCGCGGTGAGCAGCACGGGCGCGATCATCGGCGTGACGGGAGCGGCGAGCGCCAACTTCCTGATCCAGCGCAACCTGATCCGGCAGCTGACGAGCGGTAACTACATCACCGTCGCCAACACGGCCGGCATCTCCGGCGACATCGCGGACAACTACTGCAAGAGCGTGGGCGCAACCCCGGCGGCTGGCGCCGGCATCGTGATCTCGATCTCGACCACGGTGAGCAACACGAACAACTTCACCCAAGCGAACGCGGTCACCGCGCCGACCGCGGCAACGGGGTCGTAAAACCGACCATGGAGGCCCGTGACCCGCAGTATCCCGCGAAACATCGACCGCAAGGGGCAACACCTCTCGCAGTGCGACGTCTGCGGGGTCATGTGGCTCCGGAGCGCGCTCAGTCGCGGCCGTGACGGTCTTCTCCGCTGTGAGAATGACCGCCCCGGTCGCGATGACCTGACCCTCGCAGAGCTTACTGCTACCCGAGCCGCGGCACTGGCTGCGCGGCTCGGGGCGCAGTCTCCCGCCGACGGCGCGAGGCCCGACGTCGACAGTGACGGAGATGCGAGCTCGACCAGCTCGTACACGGGCTCGGTGCACCGGCTCACCATCACGGCGGCCTACAACGGCAATGTGCCGACGGGGTTCTGAGTGACGATCGCCGCTACCCCCTCGACCCCGGTCGCCATCAGCTCGGTCATCCTGCTCGCCTACAAGCGAGCGGGGCTCGTGCCCGTGGAGACGACCACGTCCGGCGCGAACATGGCCGCGAAGATTACGCACGGCAAGACGCTGCTCGACATCATTCTCGACAGCCTCGCGGTCGAGGGCTTCATCGCCCGAACGATGG